GATTTGCATATGCTGGACAGCTTCAAGCTCTGGGGCGAGCAAGTGTTTGGTTGGTACTACTTTGAGACACGTTCCGTCTATGTGCCTAATCGAGATGGACACGGCGGGCGCTATGTCAATAAGAAGATCAAGAAACGGCTGGTGAATAAGCAATACTTAATTGTTGGCCGAGGCGCAGCAAAGTCATTGTACGACTCCTGCATTCAGGCCTATTCTCTGGTCGTTGATGGGTCTACCACACATCAAATCACTACTGCCCCAACCATGAAACAGGCAGAGGAGATCATCAATCCGATCAAAACTGCCATTACAAGAGCTCGCGGCCCTGTCTTCCAGTTTTTGACGGAAGGCTCTATCCAGAACACGACCGGCAATCTCATGAATCGAGTTAAGCTGGCCTCTACGAAGAAGGGCATCGAGAACTTCATCTCCGGCTCCTTGATCGAAGTCCGCCCAATGTCGGTGGACAAACTTCAGGGATTGCGCTGCAAGGTTGCAACGGTTGACGAGTGGCTTTCTTCTGCGGATGCTCGCGAGGATGTCATTGGCGCCATTGAACAGGGTGCGTCCAAGTTGGACGACTACCTGATTGTAGCTACAAGCTCCGAGGGCACAGTCCGAAACGGAGCAGGTGATACAATCAACATGGAGTTAATGAACATCCTGCAAGGTGTTGGCCGGCCTATGCCTCAAGTATCAATCTTTTGGTACAAGCTGGATTCTGTTGAAGAAGTTGCATATCCCGAAATGTGGGCAAAAGCAAACCCCAACATCGGGAAGACTGTGACCTATGACACCTATCAAAAAGATGTAGACAGAGCTGAAACCGCCCCATCCACAAGAAACGACATGTTGGCGAAAAGGTTTGGTCTTCCGATGGAAGGCTACACCTACTACTTTACCTATGAGGAAACTCTTCCTCATCGCAGGCAAAAGTTCTGGCAACTGCCGTGTTCCCTTGGTTGTGACCTTTCACAGGGCGATGACTTCTGTTCGTTTACATTCTTGTTCCCTCTCCGTGGTGGAGCGTTTGGTGTGAAAACCCGGAACTATATTACTTCACTTACCCTTAACAAACTCCCTGCTGCTATGCGTCTCAAGTATGAAGACTTCATGGCGGAAGGGAGTCTTATTGTTATGGAGGGAACTGTCCTCGATTTGATGCAGGTCTATGAAGATTTGGATGACCACATTATCGACTGTGGCTACGATGTTCGCTGCCTCGGTTATGACCCTTATAATGCGAAGGAGTTTGTGGAGCGCTGGTCTTCTGAGAATGGACCGTATGGAATTGAGAAGGTTATTCAGGGCGCAAAGACTGAGTCCGTTCCTTTAGGAGAGCTGAAGAAACTCTCCGAAGAGCGTATGCTCATCTTTGACGAAGACCTGATGACTTTTGCCATGGGCAACTGCATCACGATTGAGGACACCAATGGGAACCGTAAGCTGATGAAGAAGCGGTCTGAGCAAAAGATAGACGCTGTGGCAGCTATGATGGATGCCTATATCGCTTATCGGCATAATCCCGAAGCATTTGAATAGGAAGGAGGAATCGTTTTGGATCATTGCAGTAAACCCGTTTTGCAACCATATCTGGCTCATCATGGAATCAAAGGCCAGCGATGGGGCATTCGTCGTTACCAGAATCCCGATGGAAGTTTGACCGAGAAAGGGAAAGCCCGTCTGGAAAAGAAGGACAATGACTGGATTGACAAACGCAGTGCAAAGATTACTGAAAAAGCTCAAAAGAAATCTGCAAAGGAGCTTGACCAATATGCGAAGGTTCTGTTGCAGACTCCTGGGGCTTTTAACAAAAATGGAAAACTGAGTGCTGCCGCCATTACGGCCTATAACCAAAAGATGTCAGAGCTCATGAGCCAAAAGGTTTCCGATCTCCGAACTCCATCCGGGAAGGTCGTCAAGTTTGTTGCCAAGCGTGGCGAAATTGGTGTCATGATGGCGCTTGCCGATGCTGGATACGACATGGATCAGCTCAAGAAGGGTGTTTGGGCCTCCGGACGGGTGGCCTATAAAAAGACCGTTCTTGATAAGGTCTGAGGAGGTGATGCAAATGAGCACATCTTTGTGTCATCACGGCGTCAAAGGCCAGAAATGGGGTATTCGCCGTTATCAAAATCGGGATGGAACATGGACGGATGCAGATAAGAAACGCTATGGCGATTCTGATGGAGATCCATCCGGATCGTCTGTTAAAGCATCCAGTGGCACTAAAAAGAAAGTGGCTATTGGTGTTGCAACTGGTGCAGCTATCGTGGCGGGTACAGTTTTGACGGCATATCTTGTCAAGAAGTATGGGGGTAAGAACATCTCCGACATTGGAGATACAGCTTCTGCCGGAAAGGACATCTTGCAGGATATTCTCAAGACCACATCTGTATCCACTACACCTGTGAGTCAAATCCCGACGCCAAAGGTGGAACCTAAGCAGGTGCTTGAGAGGGTTGCCAAGAGCACCCCCATCACATCTTCGCCGGTTAGCCAAATTTCAGCACCAAGAGTTAGTGTAAGCAAACCATCTTCTTCGGTCCCGCCGCCTTATAGCTTTGATTCACTGATGCGGCAGAACGACGACCTTCTCAAGAAGATGCTCGCTGAATTAGCTTGAGGGAGGTGATGGTTACTGAAATGGAAATGTCATTAGGAGCTCGACTGAAACACGCCTGGAATGTGTTCACGGCAAATGAAACTGTCGGAGCTCGCTGGGATATTGGGCCGAGTTATTTCTACCGGCCAGACCGTCCTATCTTCAGTAGAGGGAACGAGAGATCTATCATCACTTCAGTTTACAACCGAATCGCATTGGACGTAGCGGCTATCAGCATCCAGCATGTTCGTTTGGATGATGAAGGCCGCTTTACTTCTGTCATGAACAGTACCTTAAATGATTGCCTTTCTCTGGAGGCGAATCTCGACCAAACCGGAAGGGCATTTATTCAGGATATTGTTCAGTCCATGTTGGATGAAGGCTGCGTTGCCATCGTCCCCGTTGACACAGATATTGACCCCGATGAAGGGTCGTACAAGATCGAAACAATGCGAACCGGGAAGATCCTGGAGTGGTATCCGCAGCACGTCAAGGTTCGTGTTTACAACGAGCAAACGGGCAAGAAGGAAGATGTTTTGGTGTCTAAACGCACCGTAGCCATTGTGGAGAATCCCTTCTATGCCGTCATGAACGAGCCCAATTCCACAATGCAGAGGTTGATTCGGAAACTCAATATTCTGGACGCAATCGACGAACAGAGCGGTTCCGGAAAACTCAATCTCATCATCCAGCTCCCTTATGTCATCAAGACAGAAGCGAGGCGTCAACAGGCGGAAAAACGCCGTAAAGATATCGAGGAACAGCTATCCGGTTCCAAGTATGGTGTCGCATACACCGATGGAACAGAGCATGTGGTTCAGCTGAACCGGCCCGTCGACAACAACATAATGTCTCAGATTGAATACCTGACGAGTATGCTTTACAGCCAGTTGGGATTGACTCAGACCATTATGGATGGTTCTGCCGACGACAAGACGATGCTGAACTACCTGACTCGAACCGTCGAACCGATTCTTTCCGCTATCGTTGACGAGATGAAGAGGAAATTCCTCACCAAGACCGCTCGGTCACAGAAGCAGTCGATCCTGTTCTTCAGAGATCCGTTCAAGCTGGTGCCTGTGAGTGAGATTGCTGAGATCGCCGACAAGATGACTCGTAATGAGATCATGACCTCGAATGAGATCCGGCAGAAGATCGGCATGACACCGTCGAAGGACCCGAATGCGGACAAGCTCAGGAACAGCAACTTGAGTGCTCCCAAAGAGGAATCGACCGAACAAAACATTTCAAAGGAGGACGAAGTTCAAAATGGATCTGAAGTATGACTTTAGTGGCTGGGCAACCCGAAACGATCTTGTTTGCGCCGATGGAAGAACTATCCGGAAGGATGCTTTCAAGCATTGCGACGGGATGTCGGTTCCTATCGTTTGGAACCATCAGCACGACGATGTTGACAACATCCTGGGCCATGCCATTCTGGAGCATCGCAAGGATGGCATGTATGCCTACTGTTTCCTGAATGAAACCGAAAACGGCAAGAAAGCCAAGGAGATCGTTCAGCATGGCGATGTGCAGGCTCTCTCTATTTACGCCAATGGACTGAAGCAGATGTTCAACGGTCACGGCAAGGATGTCGTTCACGGGGATATCAGAGAGGTCAGTTTGGTAATCGGTGGGGCAAATCCTGGAGCCTTTATCGACTTCGTGGATCTGGCCCACGGCGAGGGCGCTGAGCAGGAAATCATCATCGGAAGTGGTGAGGGCGTCAGTCTTTACCATTCCGACGATAAGCCTCCTCTGGCCCCGCCCAAAACGGAGCCCAAAGAGGAGCCCAAGCCCGAAACCAAACCCAAGGACGATCCGAAGCCGGAGGACAAGCCCAAGGACGACGAGACTGTTCAGGACGTTGTCGACAGCATGACCGATAAGCAGCGGACAGTCATGTATGCCCTCATTGCCGCTACTGCGGAAGAGCTGGGGGCTTCCAAGAAGGGGGACGATGACGACCCCGACGACAAATCTGACAAAACCAAAGGAGGAGACAACACCATGAAGCACAATGTTTTCGACAAGGAAGAGACTCGGGACACCACTCTGAGCCATGCCGTTCAGGGCGAGATTCTGGGTCTGGCCAAGCAGAACAATGTCGGCAGCCTGCGGACTGCCATCGCTATCTATGCTCAGGAAGCTGCCGCCAACGGTGACGAGGAGCTTCAGCACGGCATCGACAACATCGAGAGCCTGTTCCCCGACTACAAGGATCTGCGCTCCGGCGCTCCCGAGCTGCTCACCCGCGACCAGGGCTGGGTTGATGTGGTCATGAAGAAGGTCCGCAAGACCCCCATCAGCCGCATTCGTACCCGCCAGATGGACGCCCGCAATGCGCGTGCTCGCGGTCAGGGCTATCAGAAGGGAAAGCGCAAGAGCCCTGCCGGCAACATGAACATGATTAGCCGGACCACCGATCCCCAGACCGTGTACTGCATCGACTCTCTGCATCGGGATGACATCGTTGACATCACCGATTTCGACGTGGTCGAGTACCAGTACGGCGTGATGAAGCAGAACCTCAATGAAGAGGTTGCTCTCGCGGTCATGGTCGGCGACGGCCGTGAGGATGGCGACGAGATGAAGATCTCTGAGGATCACATCCGCTCCATCTGGAATGATGACGACATCTACACCATCCACTACGATGTCGACATCGAGAACGCCAAGGCCGAGCTTCAGGGCTCCCGGACCGACATGAACTTCGGCGAGAACTTCATCTATGCTGAGGCGATTATCGCCGCCGCGCTGTACTCCCGTGAGAAGTACAAGGGCTCCGGTACTCCCGATCTCTTCTGCACGCCTCACCTCGTCAATGTGATGCTGCTGGCCCGGGATATGAACGGTCGTCGCATTTACGATTCCCGGACTGATCTGGCCGCCGCGCTGAATGTCGGCGCGATTTACACCGCCGAGCAGTTTGAGGGCCTGGTGCGTGAGGATGCTGAGGGAGCCAAACACAAGCTGCTGGGCATCTTTGTCAACCTGTCCGACTACACCATCGGTGCTACCAAGGGCGGCGAGATCACCCGGTTCGATCAGTTCGACATCGACTTCAACCAGCACAAGTACCTCATCGAGACCCGCCTGTCCGGCGCCCTGACCAGGATCTACTCCGCCATTGCGCTGGAGGAGCCCGTGAAGGCCGCTGGCACTCCCTGATGTGAGGGAATCAAAATGGCAAAATTTTATGGATCGGTCGGCTATGCTGAAACCGTAAAGACAGCTCCTGGCGTGCATGAGGAGAGGATCGTCGAGTATCCGTACTATGGCGATTTGACTCGGAATGCACGCCAGCTTCAGTCTTCGGAGACTCTCAATGACGACATCAACGTTGCAAATGAGATCAGCATAGTCGCCGATCCATTTGCCAGAGAGAATTTTCACCGAATGCGCTATGTCGTGTTTATGGGGGCGAAATGGAAGATCACCAAAGTAGAGGTCGGTTATCCACGGTTAATCTTGACGATTGGGGGTCTTTATCATGAGCCAAAGAAGAATTGAGCTCCAGGGAATTCTGGAGAATCTGCTTGGTTCTGAGAATGTCTACTTTCAACCGCCAGCGAATCTTGAGATGGAGTATGACTGTATCCGATATTCCAGAACAAAGATTAAACCGACTTTTGCTAATAACGCCCCCTATCTTCTTCATGACTGCTATGAGGTGATAGCCATCTATCGAAACCCCGATAGTGATCTTCCTCATAAGATCGCTTCACTGCCGATGTGCTCTCATGACAGACACTACACGGCAGAAAATTTACACCATGACGTCTTCACACTCTATCATTGACAAGGAGGAAACTGAAATGAGTAAACTTCAGTGGGACAAGGTCGGCGAGCGTTTGTACGAAACTGGCGTCGACCGCGGCGTTCTCTTCCCCATGGGGAAGAATGGCTCCTACGACAAGGGCGTTGCTTGGAGCGGTCTGACCGCTATCAACGAGAACCCCTCCGGCGGTGAGGCCAACCCCTTCTACGCCGACAACATCAAGTACCTGAACATCATGGCGGCTGAGGACTTTGGCTTCGGCATCGAAGCCTACACCTATCCCGACGAGTGGGCCGCCTGTGATGGCTCCGCCGAGATTGCTCCCGGTGTTACTGCGGGCCAGCAGACCCGTAAGGTCTTTGGACTGGCCTATCGCACTCTGATCGGCAACGACACCGAGGGTCAGGATCACGGCTACAAGCTTCATCTGGTCTATGGCGCGCAGGCGTCTCCCTCTCAGCGCAACCATGGCACCGTGAATGAGAGCCCCGAGCCCACCGCCATGAGCTGGGATTCTACCACCACTCCCGTGGACGTCCCCGGCTTCAAGCCTACGGCTCATCTGGTCATCGACTCCACCAAGACCTCCGCTGAGAAGATGGCTGCTCTGGAGGCGATCCTCTACGGTAAAGATCCCACGTCCGAGGGCGGCACCGATGGTGTAGATCCTCGTCTGCCTCTGCCCGCCGAGATCATCGAGCTGATGAAGGATACCTCCATTTCCGGCTAACTTTCGCCGCTGTACATTCATTCCGCAACATCTATGCAATTTGCGAAGCGGGGCTCTCTTAACCGAGGGCTCCGCTTCCTTTAATTTTTGAAAGGAGAAAACTTACCATGCTGAAACTGAGAAGGACTTACGTCGATTTCAATAATCTTTCCCGCACGGAAGATTTTTACTTCAACCTGACCCAGGCCGAGGTGACCGAGATGGAGCTTTCCGTCGACGGCGGCCTCGTTGAGATGATTAACCGCATCGTCGCCGCGAAGGACGGTAAGCAGATCATTGCCCTGTTCAAGGACATTGTTCTGCGCGCTTACGGCGAGAAGTCCGCTGACGGCAAACGGTTCATCAAGACTCCGGAGATCCGGGATGCTTTCGCTCAGACTCAGGCCTATAGCGACCTGTTCATGGAGCTGGCGACCGATGCGCAGAAGGCGGCCGAGTTCGTCAATGGCATCGTCCCCACTCAGAAGCCCGCGGCCTCTGAGCCTCCCAAGGCTCCCGTTACTCCTCTTGCGGGTCAGGCCTGAGATAAGTGGGGCGACCGGAGATGCTGGAAATCGTAGTACCTGCGACGCAGATTGGGGAGAAATTCGACGAAGCGAAAAATGAATTTATTCCCATCATGACAAAAGAGCAGACGCTTAAGCTGGAGCATTCTCTGGTCTCCCTTTCAAAATGGGAGGCAAAGTGGCGTAAGCCTTTCCTTTCCAAAGAGAAAAGGACAGCAGAGGAGTCCATTGACTATGTTCGGTGCATGACCCTGACACAAAATGTGGACCCCAACGTCTATAAAGCGCTTACGCCGAAGCTTCTCGCCGAGGTGTCTGCCTACATTGATGCATCTATGACTGCTACCACCTTCCCCAAGCGGGGGAATAGGGCTACAAGCAGCGAGTACATCACGTCGGAGATCATCTATTACTGGATGGTCTCGTATCAAATTCCCTTCGAGTGTCAGAAATGGCATTTGAGTCGTCTTCTTACTCTCATCAATGTCTGTAATGTGAAGAATGCACCGCAGAAGAAGATGAGTCGTCAGGAAATCATGGCTCGAAATCGTGCCCTTAATGCCGCTCGGAGAAAGAAACTGAATACGAGAGGGTGATAAGGATGCCTCTGATCGGAACAACAAATGAGGAAAAGATTTGGAATTACCTGAAGTCAAAAGGTTTTTCTGATTGCGGCGTCGCCGGGCTCATGGGCAATCTTTATGCCGAGTCTGGCTTGCGCCCAAATAATCTCCAAAACACCTATGAAGGAAAGTTGGGCATGGCCGATGCCGAGTACACTGAACTGGTGGACAAGGGTTCTTACAAGAACTTCGGCAATGACCGAGCAGGCTACGGTCTTGCTCAGTGGACATATCCGACACGGAAAGCCGCTCTACTCGCTTATGCGGAGAGTTGCGGCAAATCTATCGGTGATTTGGAGATGCAGCTTGAGTTCTTGCTGAAGGAGCTGACCAGCTATGGACTTCTCAGTAAACTCAAGGCCGTATCAACTGTGCTCGAAGCCTCCAACATTATTCTGCTGGAGTTTGAAAAGCCGGCAAGTATGAACACGGCCGAAACACAGGCCAAGAGGGCTGAGTATGGTCAGAAGTATTTCAACAAGTATGCTGGGGCACAGAAAGGGAGTGACAAACCTATGGCCAAACTGACCCCGAATACCATTTACACCGTAAACGGCGTAAAAATCAATGAGAAAATCATCCCGGACGGCACTCGATGGAAGGACGCTGCCAAGGCTCAGAAAGCTGGTTTTTCTGCTGGTGCTTTGTATAAGAGCCAGAAGAAATTGAGTGGCACTGGTCATGCGAAGAACGTGACTATCCACAACACAAACGACCTTCCTGATGTCTATGACGATGGTGAACAGTATACCCGAGCTACTTACAATCAGAACATGAACAGCAGCCGGGTCCACTTCTTCGTCGATGACACAGGCGGGTGGCAGAATCTGAAAGCTGGCACTGGGATGACCTCATCTGACCCGGTTGGGGCTGCTGAGGTTTCATGGCACTCTGGCGATGGTTCTGTGGCCGACGGCGGCAACATGACGAGCTTGAGCATTGAGATCATCATGAATGAGTCTGCGGAGCATGACAAGATCGCCAGAGATAACGGAGCCAGACTGGCTGCATGGTTACTCTGGAAGAATAATCTCACTATTGACAAACTCGTTACCCACACCTATTGGGTAAATAAGTCGGCCGGCAAGAAGTTTGCCGATGTGGATGAGCAGTGCTGCAATCCTGTTCCCGGTAAGAAGTGGTGTCCGACATATATCTTCGGCAGTAGCAATAAGACCACTGCCATGAATAACTGGAAGGCGTTCAAAGCGCTTGTTAAGAGCTACCTGGATGCCCTTAATGGCGGAGCAGCTCCCACAACTACCACAAAGCCGGAAGGCACCCCTTCTCAAGCTTCTGCTTTTATTCCGAGACTGACTCGGCCTGAGGCGGGAAACAAATATTACATCACAAAGGCTTCTGGCGGTTATTCGTCTGCCGTTAAGGGAAGCCCGACTGATGCCCTCTGCGATGTGCTTGCAAACTGTGTGGGCTATGCCTACGGCAGGTTTAACGAAATCGTCGGTGAGGGTGCCTGTAAGTATTTGAGTCCTGTGAATGCTGAGAATTTCATGCAGTACAAGGGCGAACTTGAGGTTGGAACCGAACCCCAGTTGGGCGCCTGTATGGTCTGGCAGAAAGGATCTACTTTGAAGGGGGGCGATGGCGCCGGTCATGTCGCCATCGTTGAGAAGGTCATCAGCGCAACAGAAGTTGTTACTTCTGAAAGCGGCTGGAAAGCTTCTAAACCTTTCTGGACTCAAACTCGAAAAAAGGGAACAGGCAACTGGGGTCAAGGAACTGGATATAAGTTCCTTGGCTTTATTTATAACCCGGCAAAGTGCTGCCGAGGGACTACTCCTGTTTCCAAACCGGTGACAACAACGCCCACCACAACAATGAAGAAAGCGACAGAGGCTGCTAAGTCTTTGAAGAAATCTTTGGCCGGAACCTACGTCGTAACCGCCGAAAGCGGTCTTCATCTTCGAGCCGGAGCCGGAACCAACAAGGCCAGCATGACCCTCCTTCCCAAAGGAACAAAAGTGCAGAACTATGGCTACTACACCGAAATCAATGGCGTGGCGTGGCTCTACATTCAGGTTACCTATCGTGGCGTTAGATACACGGGATTCAGTTCAGGAGCGTATCTGAGCAAAACGTAAAGGAGCGACTCTATGATTACGTTCAGACAAAAGGGCGACTTCTCCCATTTGACCAAATTCTTAGAAAGAGCAAAAGAGGTTGTTCGCCTCGGTGATCTCGATAAGTACGGTCGCGCTGGAGTGGCCGCCCTTGCGTCTGCGACGCCTGTTGATTCCGGATTGACGGCGAGTTCGTGGTCTTACGAGATTACAAACAAAAACGGGACGGCGACGATTTCGTTCCGCAACTCTAACATTCAAAATGGAGTTCCTATTGCCATCATTCTGCAATATGGACACGCCACAGGGACAGGTGGCTGGGTAGAAGGGCGCGATTACATCAACCCCGCTATCCAGCCTATTTTTGACCAAATTGCAAATGACGCATGGAAGGAGGTTGAACGGTTATGAGCAGGACAATCGACGAGAGAGTCGTAGAAATGCGATTTGACAACAAGCAGTTTGAATCTGGTGTTCAAACGAGTTTGTCAACTTTGGAAAAGCTTAAGAAAGGCTTAGACCTGGACGGAGCTGCTAAAGGCTTTGACCAACTCAGCACGGCTGCTAAAAGATGCGATATGTCCGCAATCGGGCGTTCTGTCGAGACTGTGCAAGCAAAATTCTCGGCATTTGAAGTCGTAGCTATGACTGCTCTCTCCAATATCACCAATTCTGCGGTGAATGCTGGTAAGCGTCTTCTCTCCTCCCTAACTATTGAGCCGGTTTCTACGGGTTTTAATGAGTACGAGCTTAAGATGGGGTCTATCCAGACCATCATGGCAAGTACCGGTGAAAGCCTGGACAAGGTCAATCAGAAATTGGACGAGCTGAACAAATACTCAGATCGTACCATCTATTCCTTTTCTGATATGACCACTAACATCGGAAAGTTTACCAACGCTGGTGTTAAACTGGACGATGCTGTTGCTGCAATTCAGGGTGTTAGCAACGTGGCCGCCGTATCTGGTGCAAATGCCAATGAAGCATCCCGAGCAATGTATAACTTCGCTCAGGCATTGTCGGCTGGCTACGTTAAGCTGATTGACTGGAAATCCATTGAAAACGCCAACATGGCTACAGTCGAGTTCAAGACACAGCTCCTTGAGTCTGCCGTTGCGGCAGGTACTTTGACAAGGACTGCCGATGGTATGTATAAGACCTTGGCGAAGGGGACCGTCATCGACGCGACTCATTTGTTCAACGACAGTCTTCAGGAACAGTGGATGACCACGGAAGTCTTGACCGAAACTTTGAAGGACTATGCCGACGAGACAACAGAGATTGGTAAGAAAGCCTTTGCGGCAGCCCAAGATGTAAAAACTTGGACTCAGCTTTTGGATACTCTTAAAGAGAGTGCTCAATCTGGCTGGGCCGAGACTTGGCAGTTGGTCGCAGGCGACTACGAAGAGGCAAAAGCTACTCTTCGTACCTTCTCTGAATTCTTCAGCAGTATCATCGACGGTTCCGCCGAAGCGAGAAACGCTCTTTTGGAAGGCGCGTTAATGTCAAGCTGGGGGCAGATCAAAAATCGAGTCAACGAAACGGGCATCTCTGTTGATTCGTTTCGAGACACCCTTCGCGAGACTGCTGAGAACTCTGTTGAGGGATTGGACAAGATAATCGAGGAAGCCGGTTCCTTTGATGCCGCTCTTTCTAAAGGATGGCTCACTACCGACATCCTCTCCGATACCTTGGACAACCTGGTCAGCAAGGCCGCTGGAACCCAAGTGAGTATTTCTGAGCTTTCGGATGAGCAGTTGCAGAACATCGGCTACACCCAAGAGCAAATCGAGGCTCTCCGATCGCTTTCAGAGGAAGCCAAGTCTTCTGACAGTAATCTCGCTTCTTTGGTTAAAACGCTGGATCGTCAAAGTGGCCGCGAGCTTTTATTCGATTCTCTATTGAACGGAGCAAAAGCAGTTCAGGGATTGTTCCGGACTATCAAAGGCGCATGGCAGGATATTTTTCCGCCTGCTACATCTGAACAGCTTTATTCCTTCATTGAAGCATTGCACTCTGCATCGGAGAGAATAAGGGACTTCTTTACGCAAGCGGAGGAAGGTGCTGACGGATTTACTGGGGCTATTAACAAGCCATTACAAGACATCGGAAATACTTTTAAGGGCCTCTTTGCGGTACTCGATATCGTGAAGCAGGCCTTTAGTGCTTTGTGGCGAGTTATCACCCCCGCTGGTTCCGCAGTTGGCGGACTCCTTACAGGCGTGCTCGGACTGACTGGTTCTTTTGGAGAATGGCTCGCTAAACTTGACGAGAGCATCAAGAAGGGCGATGTCTTCTACAAAGGGCTTAAGTCTATTGTCGATGTCGTCAAAGGGGCCATTACTGCGGTGACCGGGTTCGCTGCCGCGATTGGAGAGAGCTTAGGTTTCCCCGGCCTTGACGGAGCAACAGCTTCTGTTGAAGCATTTCTCGGGACTCTGAAAGAGAAAGTGAGTGCTCCGGGACTGGAGAAATTGCAGGCTATTTTTGATGGCATCTGCACAAGAGCCAAGTGGGTGAAAGATGCTATCGTTGGCATGAAAGACGGCGTCGTTGACTCCATGGGTAAGATCGATGGGGCAGTTTCCGGAAATAAATTTGTTCAGGTTTTAACTGGTATTGGTACTCTTATCCGAGAGGTTGCCAGTGCTATTGCAGGACTACTCGGAAAAGCA